TTGAGGTAGCGGTTGGAAGGCTTTAAGAATAAATATATTAATAGGAACAAAAAATGTCAACATACGTTTTAATAGCAACAGATACAGCACAACAATCTGCTAATATCACAACCGATAAGATACGAATATCTACTGAGGGCCCAGTCTTATTTGCAGTTGGATTCCCTCAGGTAGTAGGTACTGGAAATATCACATGTGATACCGGCAACTTAACTGTTGTTGGTAATGGTACAGCATTCAATACTGAATTAGGTTTGGGTTGGTGGATAGGTGACGATAACGGAAATACTGTTGGAATAGTCAAATCGATAGAAGATAATGGTAATCTAACATTAACAACTGTATCAGGAGTAGACATAACAGATGATGCGTTTACATTAAATAAGTACGGAGTTCCTTATGTAGATATTGTGCTTGATCCTTCATCTTGCCCAACTGCTAGCGGAATCATCCCTTCAGGTGGAACTTTTAATAGTGTTATCGTTGGTCAAGGTAATGTGGTTTCATTTATTAGGGCAGGCGGTGCTAATGCTACATTTAGTATCACTGAGTTAGGAATGCCACATGCTGATACAGGTACTTCTGGGATAAATCTTCCACCGGCATTAGGTGGACCAACTGGTAACCCACCAGAATAATATAGTTTATAACTCAAAAAAAGCGACTTAGGTCGCTTTTTCCATTAAATGCCTAGTTACTTTTTTGTATAGAGTGATAAATACATTTATATAGCACAATACGGTGCTTCGTAATGACAACTCATTAACGGCGGCTAGAACCCGTAAACCCATAATAGGAGAAAACAAATGGGACGCCCTCTAAAAATAGCAAAAGCACAAGCAATATTAACACTAACTGACACTGCCGCATCCGGTAATGTAGTAACAGTTTCCCAAAATTTAACAACCTACGGAGTAATTGCTGGTATGTCTTTTATACCAGCAACTACAGTAGGTGGATTAACAGGTGGTACTACTTATTATGTGCTAACTGTATTATCAACAACTACATTTACTGCATCAGCCACTGACCTAAGTGCAAACCCAACAAGTACTCCGGTAACATTAACTGACACCTCATCACAAACTGTAAGTTTATCTGTTGGTTTAGTAGATTCTGGTTTTCTAAATCCAGTAAATGGTTCAAATACTGCTACCGGTAGTGAGACATTTGGTGTGGTTGGTGGTAATTCATCACTGTATGGGTCACAAGTTCGCACACAAGTAGCTATTGGTATCGCTGGTACAGGTACAATCTATACAAGCAGTGCTAACGCAAACGTATTTGGTGTTGGTTCAAACTTTACTGCTCAATTAAGTGCAGGATCTACTCTGCAAATAGCAGTAGCAAACATCAATGGTTCTACTGATTATGTTAATCTAGGAACAGTATCTGGCGCCATCGCAGGTTATGCTAATATCGAGATTTCAAATTCTACAGCAACAGGCAACTTCTTAACAACTGTTGGTAATGCTCAACTATTATTTGCAAATCAACCAGTGATCTTGTCTGCTAATATTGGTGGACTACTTGGTAATACACTGTACTTTGTTAAAACAATCGTTAACGCAGCAGCATTTACTGTATCATTTGATTCAGGTGGTGGTAATGTTGCTCTTGCTAATGAAAATGCTACATCATATGCTGTTCAAGATCGTGTTGTATTGACAGGTTCAGCTTCAACTACAGGTCAAAATGCTGGATTCGTCTATGCAAATGATGAGCAAGGTTACATCGTGCGTCAAAAAGGTAAGACAAAATATCTAGTTACCGGTTTAACAACTGGATTGACTGCACAATGCTATACTGCAAACGTTGCTAATGCTTCGTTGACACCAAATTCGATGAGTATCGTTTCGACTTCTGCTGCACCAGCTAATACTTATATACAGAGTCTTAATAATTACCAATCCCAAGTATTCCCAGACCAAGTCGCGCCAGGATCATTAGTTACTGATACAGTATATACCATCTTTACTGCTGGTACAACAAACTGGACATCGGTTGGTGCAACAGCTAACATGACAGGTATTACATTTACGGCTACCGGTACTGCTTCTGGTACAGGGTTCGCTATTCTGTCTAATGCTAATCCTGATGTTATTGGCACATTTGGTACACCAGAAGCAGCAAATACTTACTACACACCGTCAAACCCAATAGTAACTATTCTAAGCGCATAATTGAAACATGGTGCCGGCTAGCAGATCATTGCAGATACAATCTCAGGCAACTACTGAGATAGCCGTGCTTCAAGTCCAAATTAAAAACGTTGAAGATAAAGTCAGCGAGATTAAGGTGGACTTGAAGCAAGTTCATGAATGTTTGCATAGAAATTCAGAAGAAACCAGGACGTTGTTACATTCTATGCGAGAAGAAGATATTATTGCTCATAAAGAACTTGCTAGCAAAGTTTCTCAACTAGAGAAATGGCGTTGGATGCTTATGGGAGCAGGTATAGTATTAGGATCTTTTGGATTCGATACTATTGCAAAATTGCTGAAATAAAAAAAGAGACTTAGGTCTCTTTTTTTGTTAACGCCTCTAATTTACCTTGAACAATATCAAAATTAACCGTACTAAATAATCCAGGATGTAATGGTTTAGGATATTGATTTCCACCTACCCATGCATATCCACAATGTTCATCGTTTAACATTGGTATAAACTCATCAGCTATTTCACAAAAGAAAGTATGATATGTGAATGTATGATTGATGAATTTTTGAATGGGTATTAGTTTTGCTTTAGCGGGAAACAGACCTATCTCTTCTTCACATTCTCTAGCGATACCATCGAATAATGTTTCATCATCTTCTATTTTACCACCAGGTATTCCCCAATTTCCTGGATTGCGATCATCAGTACGCAATAAAAATAAGTAACGTTTAGTATTATGGCTATAGAAGAATACGCCGGCAGCCGAATTCATTTAGATCACCCCCTGTTAACCATTTACAATTATCAAAATGATATCGTGTTGCAACATTTATACCGACTTGTTTATTACAATGTAGACACTTGATTGTCTTATATTTATATCCCTGCCTTGCTAGCCCTATATTTTTAGCATGAGAATCTGATTTCGGTTTACGCATGTTTACTGTAGAAGATTTTAAGATACCTTTACCAAATCTTCCATTCTTATTTCCTTTATTTGAAGCTGAGTTTTTAGCCTTACTTTCAAGTGATGCTGGACCAATCTTTTTGCCTTTGTTCCATGGCACATTTCCCTTAAGGGAGGAAGATCGTTTTGCTCGGGTAGAAGGTCTGCGTTGTATTTCTGAAGTTGACCCGCCTGTCCCGGATTCCGGCATCAAGTTAGCCCATACTTTTTTGCCAGTAGTGTCTCTAACATTTACAATATTCCACATTTCGCTGTAATGAAGTCCCCACTCTGTCAGCTCATCTTTGGATTGGCACTCGCGGATAATTTCAGTTGTTATATCTTTGCCGTGTTTTTTTAGATGTCTCGTCCAGTGAGTACCTGAACCAAGATATCTATATGGATCCTTGCGTTTTGTCTGACATAGGTATTTTAACCCGGTGATTTTGTGGGTCTTTACCATAAGATAATAAATAGTCATGCTGATTGCTCCTTCAAAGCGTTAGAGTAGTTGGGGATTCCCGTCCCGCGAACTACACTTTTATTTATCAAATAACTATAGAATAGTCCCCGGATGCATAAAACCCTTCATAGCTTTTAACCCACATTTCATCTACAAATCTATATTGAACACTAGTAGATAGATTTGTGACATATTCAAGTGTTGCAGGAGTGGCAGCAGTGCTATCAAAACTGACAACCCATTGATTCTCTGCCGCACTATATTGTACTATGTCATTGGCATTGGCTACTAAATCTCCCCAAGATACTGTGGTATCTCCTTCATATCCAATATTATCTACAAGCAGATACCTTCTACCGTTAATTGGTCCAGGTAATCCTGCATTTGGTCCTGTAGTTTGTGGGTTTACTACACCGTCTACTGGGTTTAATGTATTTTGTGGTAAGGTATCTGGATCAATGTTATAGATCAGCAATCGATCATCCATTGGATCAGGAACAATAGTTCCTACTATATCAGTTGTCATATATGGATTCTGTAACCATATTTGACTTATCCCCGGTTTCACTGCACCATACACATTCAATAAACTAGTCCAATATAAATCGGTATTGGGCGGGGGTGGTAAACTTAGATCAGTATTAGGAGGATAGAATGCCTCATTAGCTGGTAACAGTTGTAGTGTGTTGCCTATCAATAATAGTTTATATCCATATGGAGTGATCTTTTGTCTAGTACCAAGCAATAGATCATCATTTTGTACATCATATAAAGCATTCCCTTGAAATATAGAAGCAATGATCTTTTCGATAACACCCATCTTTTTTAGTTTAGATGCGGTGCTTATCCATATTGGCATATAAAACTTCCAAGTCATTACATCTCTCGGGTTAGCGGTTCCTTGGGGTATAGTACGAGAACTAAAAGTAAGACCATCTTGATATACTACACTTAAAGATGT